TTGGTAACCTGCAGGACAATTTTCTCCTCGAAGTTCTCGATGGACTCTCGAAGCACTGCAGCGATGATCGGAGGCAGTTTGTAGGTCTTGCCGGGCTCGTACTTTCGGCGGTTCAGGTGGATCGCCTCATGGGCGATGTTGTAAGCGCGGGTGATGGCCGGGACGGTCACCTCTTCCCAGTCCTTGCGATTCGGCGAATTGAGAAGCGAGCTCATTGTGGGGCTCTTTGGGGTTGCGGGTTTCGGCGTCCGAACTTCGTACTTAGCGTTCGGGATGGGTGTTGCGGTTGCTGGCATTGCGCGGCTCCTTAACGGTCAAAGATGGCGGGGCGGATTGTGGCCGCCCCGTTTCATTAGCGTCGGCGGCCTTGTGAGCCGCCTTAGATTACGCAGCAGCCTAAGCCACTGCGGCGGCGTCGGAGGAACTCGCCCTTATCCTGCGGATAAAGGTTTCGTTCACAATCGCGCCCTTGAAGGTGTTGGTCCAGCCAAGCTGGCTCCGTCTCTTCATCCAGTCCGCACCCTGACCAGGACCCTGAACGTGCATCTCTGTAGCTTTGAGGTCCGTGACTTTCGCAGCCTCTGAGCCGCAGATAAACGCCGACCGAATAGAGTCGGAGTTCCCTGAAGTTGTCGAGGCTGTGGTGACGAAGGAGTTGGAGTTGGTCTCGTGAACGACCACGCCCAAAATCTCATTGACCATACCCCGTCTGATCTCGCTCGCATACGCAAACTGCGACGCGGCGAGCCAGTTGGCATCGGTCTCAAGATTCGAGTACTGCTGGGAGTGGAGGACGAGGTGGTACCGCCCGTCGGGCTTGGTGGGCGCGCCGGCTCCGCGAAGCTCGGCCTTCATTTGGCTGATTTCCTCGAACGAGATGGTGTCGGCGACCTCGATAGCGTCGTCGTCGGCGCGGTCGTTGACCCGGAAGACGTTCGTGGCAGCGTTGGCGATGCTGTACAGGAGCCGGTCCCGGACTTCCTTGTTGTTGTATCCAAGGATGCGGACGGCGTTCTGCACGAGGTTGTTGCGGGATGTCAAGGTCGCAAAGCTGGAGATGTAGACGGCGTTGCCGTACTCCTCCACCGTCGCGGTGACAGAGTTAATGGTGAGCGGGACGGGCTTCGCAGCTACACCTTCGGTAAGCTGCGCCGGCGTGGTCGGAACTCCGAGGCGTTCCATGCGGTTCCACTGGATGGTTTTCGCGCTTGTCAACTGCTCCGGCTCGAATACATAGGTTTCGAGGGAAGCGTCGAACTCAACGACGCGCAGCATAGGAGTCTTCAGAGCGTTAATAAGCTCCGCTGCGGTTGATCCAGCTTGACCCGCGCTACCCGTTGTTACGTTAATGCTAGGCATTTAGGGCCTCTTTCTGGCAAGGAGTGTTCAGCGCCAAAGGCGCCGGCACCAAAGGGACTACCGCTTTGACCAGTCCACTTGACTCAATTGAATGTCAGGCACCTGCGCCCACGCATCGTTGAAAGGATTGCGTACCTGCGGGCCGTACGGGTTGTCCCATTCGGGTATCGAAGGCTGGGGGGTGTTTACATTCACGGTCTGAGGAGCGTTGGAGGAGGTTGGGGCGGTTTGCTGCGCAGGCTGCGTCGCAGTCGGTGCAGACTGGAGAGACGCAAGCTGAAAGGCCATCTGATAAAGCTGCGGCAGGGACTCCGCAAAGCGGGGGTCTGCTTCGGCTTGATTGATGCCGTCGCGCAGCACCGAGTTGGACTCCAACACCTTCCGATAGGAATCCGTTCCATAAAAAGAGCGGATGTTCGGATCGAACTTCTGGGAGGCGGTCTCCAGAGCCTGACTCCGATTGGCTTGGCGAATCAGCGGCTGTAACGGCTGCATTTGCTGCCGGTACTGCTGCTCTGCCGTCGTCTGGGCGAGCCGCGTCACAGCCTCGTCGAAGGTCATGTCCCCCTGTTGTACAGAGGTCTCCAAGGCTTTGTAGAGCGCGGCCTGCTGTTGGGCGGCAGACGGCTGCTGATGCTGTTGCCCGCCGAGAGCGAACTGGCCCGCGCCTTGGGCAATGCCGAGCCGCGAGGCGTCCGCGCCTTGACCGAGCCCGCCAAGAACTCCGGCAGCCTGGAGTTGGCGCTGGCGCCCTGCCTCCATGACGTTCTGGGCAAAGAGGTTGTAGTCTTGGAGAGAGCGCTGCTGGAGCTGCGACGCTTGGCGTCCGCTCTCGGAGGCGAAGCGCGGCCCGCCGAATTGGCGCTGTGTCTGGAGGGCTTCGCTCAAGTTCCGCTGGAAGATAGGCTGAGCGGAGCCGAGGATGTCTTGCCCCGGCATGCCACTGAGTTGCTGCTGTATCCCCGGAAGGGCGATGTTAAAGGCCCGCTCCTGCGCTGTAGGGCCGCTGAGGAGTTGGCTGAACGTGTTCCCTGTCTGCTGCTGGAGCGCCGAGGGCTGTTGCGGCATTCCCATTCCCGTGAGGGATTGCAAGCGCGAGAGTATGTCTCCGCCGATGCCGAGGTCGGCTCCCGGAGTGGACACCATTTCGCGCCGATACGGGTTTACGCCGCTTCCCTGCCTTACAAGCTGTTCCGTCTGCTGAGGCATCCCCTGCCCTGTTAAGAGGGCGTGGAGGAACTGCTGGCTTGGGTCGGTAAGACCGGGGAAAGGGGCTGTGTTGACGGGGGATCGAGAGATCGACGGGCCTGACACGCAAACTCCTCGCGTAGGAGGCTCAGCAGCAAGGCGTCGTGCCACCGACCTTCATACTTGATATAGCGAATCTTGCGAGAGCCGCGTTCGGCCTCTTTCGCAGTGAGGGGAGGACCCTTGGGCCAACTGAGTTCTCGGTCCTCGGCCTCGTACTTGAAACCTAACTTACGACGGGCAAAGTGCGCTAGGGCTTTGGCATAGGTCGGGATTTCGAGGCGGAGCACTCGGAGGTCGTAGTTCTCGAAGCACCAGGCAATAAGGGACTGGCAGAGGCCTACTTTATCGGCGAGCTTGCGGTCGCCGAAGATGAAGTGGCAGTAGGCGTCGTTGCCGAAGCTGATACGGTCTACGCCGAGGACGCCGACGAGTTCGGAACCGCGCCAGGCTTCCCAGAGCTTGCCGTTGACGAGCCACTCGGCGAGGCGTTTGTTGGCGGCTGCTCGGCGAATGGCGGGGTCTTCCCAAAGTTCATCCGGATACCAAGGACGATGCTGACAAAGGGCGTCGAGGAGTGTCTCTAGCTTTGCCGGGTGCGGGTGGAAGTCAATCGCGGTTAGCATCTAGGCTCTCTTGGAGGTGGCGCAGCCCAGCGGAAAGCGAGGTTTTCACAGGGTCGCCGAAGCAGTCGCGGTAGCGCTGGCATATGCTGTAGAACCTGATGGGTTCTGAGGCAGCGCCGCTAAAGTCTAGCTTGACGTTGGGCCGGACTTGGGTGGCAAAGTCGCGGACTTTCAGTGGCGACCAGCCAGCGAGGTCGAGCGTGAGGTTGGCGAGGTCGCTTTCGGCGATCTCGATGATGGCGTCGGCGCAGTCGTCGATGTAGAGGTAGTCGACGAGGTTCTCGCCGTTGCCGCTGAGCGACAGACCACCGTGGGCTTGGAGGAGGCGGGTCGGTAGCTTGTGATCCGCTTCGCTGGGACCGTAGGCGCCGAAGAGGCGAATGATGATGTATTCGTCGATCACGCCTTGGTGCCAAGCGTGCTTGACGAGTTGCTCGGCGGCGAGCTTGCAGACGGCGTAGGGGAGTAGAGGGGAGCAAGCTGTGCGAGGTGAGACCGGACCGGAGATGCCGTCGTAGACGGCGCCGCTGGAGAGGAAGATCAAGCGATGAATGTTATAGCTCTCCAGGAGATCGGTTAGCGCCAAGATGGAATCTACGTCGAGCGACGGGGTGCGCTGGCTCTCGGAGGGATTCACGAAGGCTGCACAGTGAATGCATTGGTCGTAGCGGGACACGCTATGCGTTTCCCAGTTGTCGGCTTCGGGCAGGCGCTTCTTGAGGGCGCTACCAATGAAGCCGCTTTGTCCCGTGAGGAGCGTGCTCATGAGGCCTCCAAGGTGAGCTGGAGCCCTTCGCT